GGTTTGTGATTCCACTTCCATTTAACGCTCCTTGCGGCATGGGGACCGCTGTTTGTGGTGAAGGGGCCACTGGCCGCTCCGCCGATTGTTGCCCGGGAGGATTTGGTCCACCCATAGCATTTAATTTTGCTGCCACACCAGCCTGTGATGACTGATCTAACTGCATTAAAGATTCAACTGAGGCTCCCTGTACCTGCATCTGCTTTTCAAGCCACGCAAGCGCATCGATTGGGAAGGATTTAGAAACAGTTTTCATTCCCCCTGAGGAGTTTGGCACTTCCGCTTTTAAATCCGTACGAATAAGTGGGCCTGTAGTAGGGATAAATCCGGACTCCGCTCTCTGTAACTCTGCTTTCTCCTGTGCCAGCATTTCCTGATAAATCTGCTGCACTTGCTGATAATACTGTTGTATTTCAGGGCTCAGTAAAGAGAAATCGCTGCAACGGATTCTGTTTCCGATTTTTTTAAGCATATACTCTTTATTGTCGTTAGGTGTTGGCTTCGGCTGCTCGCCGCGCTCCACCGCAAGCATAAAGTTTTGTGCGGAATCGTAGTCAAGCGTGACATCTGCAAAAACCTCATCGAAGTTTCCATAAGGAAGATTCTTCGCAAGCTGCGCAATATCTTCCGGCTTCATCTGTGCTGAAGAATACTGAATCATGTGGTTGATCGATAACCACTTGCCCCACATGGAGTTGATGTCATCGGTCATTGGCATGACTTTAATGTTCGTGTCTAAATCTACAGTAGACTTAAATTCCGCGATATTGATAACTTCAGATTTTCCCACCATCGGAATAACAGCGGATTCATCCAAGTATTCCTTCGCTAAGTTAAGATAAAGTTTTGTGATATTTTTTAAAAAGTTTTCAAACTTGCTGACGTAAATAGTGAATTTTTTCTGATCTCGAACAGATCGGAATAAAAGTCCGTATGGATCGGCCCCTTCTTTAGGGGCGTCTTCCATAAACTCCGAAATTCCCGCGACCTGATACATCTCTTGAATTTGAGAAACCATGTAATCGACGTATTGATTACCAGCTCGGCCCTCTAAATAATCTGGCTTCATACCGGAGAATTGAATTGTACGAATTCCCGCCATATTAAGGCCTGTGGAAAGTTTCGTTCCGTTCTGTACCATCAGTTTGTCGTCGGAGGTGATCTGGTGTTCTGCAATTTTGGATGCGGTCCTGTTGATCTCCAACTGGTAGGGGCGAAGTTGCTTGATGATTGACCTGTGGCGGGGATTACCCTGAATTCTATCAAAACCGACGTATTCGATAGGGAAAATTCCGTACGGAAGCTCTCCGTCGAACAAAATTCCATCTTTTGTAGTGATGTAATAATATCCTCTCGGATACTCAGCACACGGGCGAAAATAGTGCTCAATCAAAAGCACTTGGTCTTTAGAAGTGGTGTAGTCGGTGATTGTCGGGTCAAAAAGCATCGTTTGATCCTTTTTAGACTCGGTTATCATCTTTAATTTGTCCGGATCATTCCCGACAAGAGCTTTTACGCTCTCAATAGATACCATTTTTCTCACCCATACTCGGGTAGCGTCGGCAAAAGATGTGCAGTTGCTTTCAACACCAAGATTTGTCGCGGTAATATGCTCGATCTCAAGGCGGCCCTCGCGTTGAGGCCTGTTTTCATCCCCTACGGGCTGACCACTCTCATCCACCATGGGTTGTCCATTTTCATCCACCTTTTGGTGGAGACCGACGACTTTCCCGGCGTGCGGATTCCAAAAAACTTTTACCGCAGTCTCACCTAATTCTATGTAGTCTGAGGCCCAGTTGATCGTGCGCATAGCAAGTTCGAGACTGTCATAGGCATACTGCCATACAGAATCGTTAAGCTCTGCGGATTTTCTTGACTGGAGGGATTTTTCGTCTCGGGGAATAACTTTTACGGCCGGGGAAGATGAAACGATGTTGTTCACATACGTTTTTGTAATTTTCTGGATGTGATTTTTAGTCAGGCGAAGTTTTTGCTCAGACGGGATACTTCGTAAATCTCTGAGTCTGTTCCAGCTTTCAGATACTCGTGTTGAGTAGTGATTTCCAGCGACCAAAAGCGAATTAGATCTTTGCTCCGCAAAAATTTCCTTAGTACCTGTGATGTCTGATTCGTAATATCCGTTAAGATCTGCTATCGACTTTTTCTTCACTTACAACCTCTTTTAAAACTATCAGATCCTCCATCCGGAGTGGATCTGTAATGTTAAGCTCGTCAATCAGTTCCGCCTCGTCAATAATATCCTGATCTATTCCCGGCTTAGGCTCTTTCATCGCGTCTTTTTCATCGGGAATTTCAGTTACTGGCTCGGCCACTTTGTTTTGACCTTGATTGTGCGTCGAAGGCGATTGCTCTAACGGCTGGTGCGGCTCGATGAAGTCAATCTCAATGTTTCGGCCCTTGATAACTAAACGCTTCACGGTGCCGGAACACCCTTTGATTATGTTTAAAAGTTGCTCAGGAGTCAAATTCATTTATTGTAGCGTCCCATTCCTTGATTTGTTCGTCAATACTATAGTCGGTGTTATGCTCCCCATATAGAAAGTCCAAACGGTGCTGCTCCCGCACTGTCGGGATGTATATGGCCTCCGGCTCCTTCTTCCTTGATTCGAAATCGACATATTTCTCGTCGAGCGCTTTCCAATTCCACGGAATTGACATCAAAGTGTACCGGAGGGCATCGCAGAGATCATCTTTTGCCTTATTTTTAGGAGTGGTTATCTGCACGCTCACCAATTCCACAATTAACTTCTCAAGCTCCGGATCGTTATCGAAAATTGCCAAAGCCCGCATCTTAAATAAATTGTTTATCGTCGGAACTCCAAGCTCATGCGATTTTTCTGCTTTCTGGAAAGGTTCCTGCGCCTGTGTCGCGTAGGTGTGAAAATCTACGCAGTGATAATCGTACACCTGCGAAGTCATGCGAAGATCGCCGCGCACATTTCTGTAAATATCTAATAAGTCCTTAGCAGTAGTAAGCACCCCATCTGCACGACGAGCGCGAATAACCCTACCAGTTGTAAAGTCAGGAGATACCGCAACAAAGCAGCACGCACTCGGGTGCCCCGACTCTCCCCCAGAGCCGTAATCAACCCCTCCATAGTAAAGCCAGTCACTAGGAATTGGATGAGGATCAACAACATTATGCTCACGACGAAAGGCTTCATATTTTCTTCCTCCGATTAAAACAAACTTCCCCAATATCCGTCGCTGAACCTCAGAGTCGGGGAGAGTTAGTGTGAATGATTTTAATTTCTCCAAACTCTCTATCGACATCACTGCTTGCTGGTTCGATGGATCAGAACAGGCGCGTGCTACCGCACGCTTACATTTCTCAAACGACCACGGAGACTGAGAACCGTCCGCATAAGTGAGACAGTCAAATAAAGTGACCTGCCACTTATCAGCTTCAGGGAAAAGTTCATTGCCCCCGGTCCCCTCAATAGTTTTTCTCCAGTATTCCTGCCCCAAAGTTGCAGTAAAAACGTGGGAAATATAGCCGTCCGTGGCGTTTACCCGTGCCTGAATCTCAGGCCAGTGAGAGAGTGGGCATTCTTCATCCAAAAAAATCGCATACACTGTACCAGTCTGGATGTCGGTCACGCTCTGCGCGTATGTTTTAAAAATTACCGTGACACCGGAGTTGAATTCAATGGATTCAATGTTTCCGGATTTGTAAAATTCCTTCCATCCGTAGATTGGGTCGTCCTTCATCTTTCCTTTTGGAAGAAAGAGTGACCATTTTAAGTGAAATTCCTCTGTGGCCACTGCGGCTGTAGGGTAAAAATACCAAAATAGGTTCGGGGGAGTGATGGAGTTGGGCCAAAGTTTTTTCCACTTAGGTCTGCCGCCATCTTTATCTGGGGCCGGGGTAGCCCAGTCGATACACTTTCTGATCTGTGTGGAGGATTTTGATAGCTGATTTCCAGCCGTCAAAAAACAAAGACGATTCTCAGAATCAAAAAACTCTTTCGCCCAAGTGTACCACTCAAAACCGTACTTATGGGGTAGCTCTTCCCTCAATTTTAGCTGTGTATTCAGAATTTTTAATTCTTGCTGCTTCAGCTTTAAAAGTTCGGAATCGCTCAAGCCCTTCGTCTGTTTGTCCATGCCCCACCTTTTTTAAATGGTCGCTGTAAAGTTTAACAATGTAATCAAAGTAAGTCTCAATCTTCCGCCGCATCTTCTTCTGGAATTTTACCTGAAACTCCGGCTTCACTTTTCTCGTGGCCCGGTCAGCCTCTCTCAGATTTAAAAATCGGATAAGCATCTCCGCCTCTAACTGCTCAATCGGCTTCAACTCTTTAACGAAATCAATCCCATCTGTGATAACCACGGATAATCCTCTTCACTACTGCATACACGAAGGAGGGGTGCTCCCCCTCCGCGATCAAAAATTCCTTAGCCCGCACCGGGCCTACGTCAACTATTAACTTCTTCACCACGTCCAAAAACTCCGGCCGCATGTCGATTCTTATCACGTTACTCATCGGAGGATCTTCGCTTTGTCCGAGTTCCCGTTCCCGATGTCCGTCATGTCTATCTCGATGGATTCGATGTCCTGTGTGATTTGCTCAGGTGTGGGGTGCCGGGGAGTCTTAGTGTACTCCGCCACCTGCGCCCGAACGGCTGCAAGCTGTTTGTCTAAATCGTCCATGTTGGTGGGAGGTAGTCCCATCGCCTGCTGTGCCTGCTGTGGTGTAAGCGTTGCGTTTGCTTGGAGAACTCGCTGGTCCACTCTCTGCACAATCGCACCCTTCAACCGGGCATCCAGAATCGCAAACGCCTTTATCACAATGTCTGCGGCCTTCGGATTCAAGTACCCCTCCTCATCCAGAATTCTGGCGGAGAAGATTTCTCGTATTTTCTCAAGCCCCGCATTGTGCCCTTCCCGGAGCATGACCACATAATCTGCTGGCGCACACAGGATGAACGCAAGGCGAATAGGATTCTCCATTAAATTGTCGAAGGTATTCTGCCCACATACTCCCCCGAATATCTGCCCCACTTTCATCTTCCGGTTATTCGCAATCGCAGACTCAAATTCCAACCAGAAAGAAACGCGTACGCGCTGAGTGACTAAGGTTATGAGATCTCGGTGATTTGTTTTGAACCAAAACTCGTCGTGCTGGAGATACTCTGGATGTTCGTCTTGGAGTTTTCGGATGAATTTGCAGATTCGAGGTGCGCCGGACAAAAGGCTTAATACTGAATTTTCATGGCCGTCGATGTCTTTCGGATTGTGCTCGGTTTCGCTCACCATGTCGGTAATCTGCGAATGGTCTTGGTTTTGGGCGAGTGATGGGAGCTGGGG